GGCCACTGCTCCCAAAACCGGCATCCCCCCGGTCAGTTTCTTCCAGGCTGTTCACCAGTTCGATGTCTTCAATCACGCACGGCAGCACCACTAATTGGCAAACCTTCTGCCCTGCTTCAAATGGAATGCCCTCGTCCGAATGATTGAACAAAACTGCCTTGACGCTGCCGGTGTAGCCTGAATCAATCGTCCCCCGGCACGTTACCCCTCTCGCCATCAGACCGGACTTTGATGTGATAAGCCCCACCATTCCTTCCGGGATCTGAACGTGTACCCCGGTGTCAATCACGGCCTTGTTGTTTGCGTAAAGCCAGAATGATTTTGGTGTGATCAGATCCAGACCGGCATCAGACTGATGCGCCCGGACCGGCAGATATGCACCAGGATCAAGCTTGATTTTCGTATTGATCTCCCCCTTTGCTGTCAACAATGTCAACAATTGAAACAAATTTTTCTAACCTTTTTTATACGTTGCTATGTACACGCTTTTTTCTAATAGTTTTTTTGGCCTTATATTTGTTGACTTTGTTGACACATTTCTAAATAAGTTATGAATATCAAAAAATAATAATAAATAATAATATAAAGTGCCGTTAAAAGTGCAAAAGTGGTGTCAACAAACGTGTCAACAAAGTGTCAACAAATGAGGTTTTCAGCCCCATTTGTTGACAGAAAAAGCCATTAAAGCGGCAAATCATCTCCTTCCGATGGCCAATAACTGGATTCTTCCACCTTCTGCCAGCATCGTTGCCGGCCATAACTCTGTGTTCTTTGTTGCCCTGGGCATTTTGCCCACCCTTCCATTTTCGCCATGATCTGACCGACCGCTCTTGATTCGCTCATCTTCGGCATCTGCGTTGAATCAGGGTAAAGGCATTCTCTCCAGATCTGAAGGGCGCAGACTTTATCACCGATATTGAACCGGGCAAGATAGCTTTCGATTTTGCCGACACGCCAGTCATCTTCCATCGCAGCATCCTGATGCTTGCGGTATTCGTCAAGAAGATCCCTGTTGGCAAACGCTGGCATATTGCCGGCAGTAAATCTTTCCCTGGCTTCAGCCCAACATTGCAGGATGTACTCCCGGCATTCCTGTTCGTGATCAAACAGATCATAACCGAAGGATCTTGCAAGCACAGGATAGAACCGCCTGTTCCCGGTTTTGTCTGTAAGAAACTGCTCGTTGTTGGTAGTGCCGATAAAGATGCATTGCCGTGGGTATTCCTGCGGATTCTTGTCATAGGGCTTGCGATACTTGTCTTTCATCCTGGTAACGAATGCTTTGATGCTCTCCACATCGTCAGCCTTTTTGAAAGCGGACAGCTCCGGGATTTCGCAGATCCACGCACCCTGCAACGCTTCTATTGCATCCTGTCCGTCAACCTTCTTCACCTCAGAGAACCACTGTTCATTTATGGACAGCCACTGAATGAAACTCGTTTTCCCTTCGCCTTGTGATGTACCGACAATCACCGGGACATCATCAAACTTGCAGCCGGGATTGTACAATCGGTTGATTCCCCCGGCGAAGATCAGGCGGCTCACTTCTCTTGTGTACGGTGAATCTTCCACCTTTAGCCATTTAGTAAGGCAATGCTCCACCCTGTTCTGGCCGTCCCACTTCAGGCCGTCAATCAGATTACGGATCGGATGGTATTCTCGCTGCCGGAACAGCATCCTGAGAGCGGCTGCGTGTTTCTGTGCGGAATAGAACCCATATTCCTTTTCGATGTAGTTCATGCTCTCGGCTTCGTCTGTGTCCGTCCAGGTTAAGAGCGTTTCTTCTCCCAGTGTCTGCCGCACAATCTCTGGTTGGTTTGAAAGCAGATTGAATTGGATGTCATCGTACTTGCGATCATTCATCATGACGGTAAAGAAATTGTTGATGGTAGGCAGCGGAACACCGTGCCGGTTTCTGTCAAGCGTAAGTGAAGTTTCATTCAGGATCCGCAGGTTAAGCTTGCGTTTTTCTTCCTGTTCCTGCTTTTCGGCAGTTTTGAAAATCCCTTCAATGATCTTCTTGTCACAGCCGACTTCGTCAGCCCTGGATAAGAATACCGCCTTGGCAATTTCTCTTTGCGTGGGATCTCTGACAGTTTCAAAAATCAGCGGAGCTTTTGAGATTAAATCAAGACTGTTGAAGTCGCTGATGGTATCAACAAGCTCTTGTATTCCTTCAGCATCAGGATTGTAATCTCCACTCAATTATCATCACCTGCCTTTAGGAGAAACTCTCTGGCTTCATAGAACAGCACATCCCGGATCAGATGCCCTGTGCATTTAACAGGGCAGAAAAGAAGAATGCAGTCATATCGCGCAAGCCATGTCAGGATGCTGCCCACAAGCGATTGAGAGCGCATATGTGAGCGGTATTGCCCGGAATAGATACTGGACCACGTTGCACCCTCAACGAGCAAATAAAGCCGTTTCTGTGCGTTCTTTGCCCGGTCAAACTCTTTGGTGAACCTTGACCGCTCATGGGTATAGCACATACACAGCTCATCAATGTTCATCTTGCGTTCAATCGCAACCGGGATCTCCATCCACTCATCATTCGGCAGCTGCACCTTGCACCCATAGTCCCCGGCCTGAAGTGCTTTGCGTTCAATCGGAAGTCCGATGTTCTCCAGTCTCGCCCGGAAGCGTGGTGTGTCCTGCTCCCTGGTATCGACAAGACACACCATCGTCTCTAAGGCATTGTCAACCTCTGCCGGATGCATAGCATATTAGAACGGCAGATCATCGGTATCGTCAACCGGCTCAAGCTGCACAGGATCCGGCGCAGCAGGAGTCTGCCGGTTCTTCAGCGGCTTGTCCTTCGGCAGCTTAAAAGCACCGGCACGGCAGTCTTCAACGGAGCAGCAACCGCCGGCTTCGGTGGTCCATCCTGATCTGCCGTTAATCTCCCACTCTTTGTTTCCGTAGAGGACACCAAGCTTTTTGCCCTTCAGTTTCTTCTCATCCCAGTCCCAGGTGAAGCCGGAATTGCTCTCCTGCACGGCCCAGATGAAGTTTCCAAACTTGCGCTTCGTCCAGGTGTCCGGCTCGCTGCCGTCATCCCTCGGAATGTCAACACGGTAGGTTCCTCGCCACTTCTTCAGGGCATTGTCGTTTGTGTCGTAGTCCTTCTTCCAGAAGTCCTTGTAATCACCCTCTGCCACATCAATGGCAAGGACAAGAACATGGTAGGTTTCGGAATACTCCTCGACCTTTGCCGACAGGATGTTGCAGACATAGCCGCCGACAGGAAGGACCGGCCTTGAGCCGCCGATCTTCTTTGCTTCAAATCCGTTGAAAGGTTTCATCATGGTGTTAAATTCTCCTTTGTAAAAATAATTGTTAAACTTGTTCATGATTCGCTGATCTCGCCGGTGTCATCGTCAATGCGATGTAGCGGACAGGAATCGCCGACAAACTTGTTTGGGTACTGGCAGATCTCCCAGTTCAGCCCACAACGCTTTGATGACTCCCGGAAGAAATAGCACTGGGAGCAGGAGATGTCCTCATTGCCACGGCCGTCAATCGGAAAGTAGACATCAACGACAGCCTGGGCATGGACATAAGAAGAGACTCCAGATTCAAACGATTTTGCCATCAGTTCAGCCCCCAGTAAGCCCGGATGTTATCATCCACGGCCTTCAGATCGTTTTCGATCTCAATGCTGTTGAACAGCTTTTCAGGGCTTTTGGAAATGTCATTACCGTCTGACTGTGTGCGGAAGAAGTATTTGTTTGTGCCGTTCTTCATCGCACGGATGCAGATCGTGACAAGCCCCTCAACGCAAACCTTCTGATCCAGAAGCTTGCCGATGGTCTTCAGCTTGGTTTCGCCGAAATCGCTGGTTTCTTCGTGCATGATGAGATAAACAATCACGTTCTCAGGCAGCTCATTCTTGATGAACATGATCAGGGAATAGGCATCATCCGCAATGCTGTTGTAAAGGTCAAACTGTGCGGATCCCTGCTTCTTGGTGTGTTCAGCCATGAACCTGGCCGTCTGCTGATAACCGAAATCATCAATCACAGCGGTTTTGATGTTGTTCTCCACCATCTTGCTCAAGGCCTTTTTGACCTTTGTGACATCGTCTGTTTTGTATTCATACTTGAACTTCTTCGGAAACGGCAGCCGCTTGTTGACGGTGTTCACAAGCAGGATCTCATCTTCCCCAAAGTTCATCAGGCTGCGGCTTTTGCCGGTTCCTGATTTGCCATAAATGATAACAGCTTCACCCATTTCGTTTTTCTCCTTTCTTTTTGAGCAGTTCAACAGCACTGATCAAATCATTGCCAATGCTCTCGATTTCTCGGCTCAGTTCCTCTATGACATCTGCTGCTTCTCTCAGCAGATCACTGTAAAAGAAGGACTCTTTCCCGGCAGCGCGGAGTTTCTGAATCAGTTCGGCATACTCGTCATACATCGTCTTCACCTCTCATATCTGCACCACAGTTTGGGCAAAAGAATGTCCTAAATGATGTTATCTGGTGGCATTCGGAACAGTAGAATGTATGCGGTCTTACTCCAAACGCTTCATGGTCAAGGTATGCCGTTTCCCACCGCCCATTCTTCGGCTTTGCCGCACTGAGCGGTTCGAGATTTGAGATTCCCACATACGCTCCATATATTGAGTCCGTTCGCATAAGTATGTTCAGAGCATCTTCTCTTCTGATGTAGTTAGCCATCGCCATGCTCCTCTAACAGCTCTCTCAGCTTGCAGTGATCGCACTGCTCGTTCCACAAATCATCAGGATCTTTGTATTCAGAAGGGAATCGACACAGGTTGTCGCAAGCATATTCCATGATCTGCTCGACTCTCTCGGTATCATGCCGCCACGCATAGCTCGTCTTGCCGCTGTAAGTGTTGTGCCAGACTTGAACCAGACAGTTATGGTGCAGCTCCTCACGATTGTACAAATTCACTTCTGTCATCGTGCCACCTCACTCAGATAGATTGCGCTGATAACTCCGATGTCAAACATTCCCACAAGGCTCTGACCTTTGTAAGCGCAGATGAATTCCTCGTTGCGCTCGATCCTGTCAGCCGGGATATTGACGAAAGCATCAGAGTTATTGAAATAGACAATCAGTTTCATCAATCTTTAGACTCCCTCACATAATCAGCAATTCGCTTGTACTCTTTCCGCTCCTGATCGGTCATCGTTGAGCCGTCCCGGCAGAATGGGCAGATGCCG